TGGGCTATGAGCTGATGGACTGGCAGAAACACATTTGTTGCGGGATGCTTGCTGTTGATGAGCACGGAAAGTTGATCCATCGTAAAGCCACGTTGACTGTTGCCCGCCAGAACGGTAAGACATGGCTGTTAAAACCGTTGATAGGTGCAGCTCTTACCACCATTGCTCAACTTCGTGGCCGTCCGCAAAATGTAGCGAACACAGCTCATGAATTGAAACTTGCATCTTTACTGTTTGAAGAATTGGCTCCGATCATGGTTGATTACTTCGATGCAAAAGCCAAAATGGGGTACGGCATCCAGAACCTTGTCATGCCGGATGGATCGCGGTGGTGGTGTAGAGCCGCGACACCATCAGGCCCTCACGGCCTGTCACTTGACTGGGTAATCGCGGACGAAGGCTGGGCCATCAACGAAGAATCCATGACTCATGGCTTTGAAAAAACAACCCGCGCTCGGCCCGAACCCTTGGTGGTCAACGTGTCAACAGCAGGCACGGAAGCGTCATCCTATTTACAAAAACTACGCACAGCCGGGCTAAAAGTCATTGATGAAGGCCGACAATCATCCGCCTATTTTGCGGAATATTCACCGCCACCAGGAGCCGACATCGATTCACCGCGATGGTGGGGATACTCCAACCCCAGTCTGGGAATAACAATCACCCGCGATGTGTTAGAAGCTGAATCACAAGAAGATGATCGTGCAGCGTTTCTGCGCGGTGCTATGAATCTTTGGGTAGCAACAGATCAAGGCTGGCTACAACCCGGACAATGGGAAGCCTGCAAAGTTTTGACACCTATGCCCGCTGGCGGTGTCATCGCGGTGGATTCCACACCAACAGATTCCCAGTATTACGGCCTGAAAGCACAGATCGATGAAGCCGGGCTAGTACATGTTTGCCCTGTTTTCGTTGTGGACACAGTCCAAAAAATGCAGGACGAAGTAGCCCAGATCATGTCTGACGGCAAAATGCTGTTAGCAATCTCACCCACTCTTGAACATCATGTCGCGGAATACCCATCGCGGAAAACAACAGTGGGACACGCTGAGATTATGAAATACACATCGCTAGTGCGTTCGATGATTCAGCAAGACCCGCCACAGATAGCACATCACGGAGAAGAACTACTAGCAGAACACGTAAACCGTGCTGTCGCGGTGCGTCACGCTAACGCGTTACAGCTGTCATCAAAACGATCACCCGGCGAAATTACGCTGGCACGATTAATGGTGTTCGCTGCCGCGATAGTGTCTCGACCACAAAAACGTAGAGCTGCTGCTGTTTATGTGTCGCGCTAGTTGTCATTAACACATGCCTGTGTCATAATGAGAATGAATGGGAATCTTTAAACGTGCGGAGCCTGCCCCGACACATGCACCCGTAAAGGCTGCTATTGGTGTCGCTGGGATCGGCCAGTATTCCACATACAACACTTCCACAAATACCTTACGGGCATTGGCTTTGCCAGTTATTTCACGTGCCCATGACGAGATAGTCAGTCTTGTCAGCAGTCTGCCGCTTGTTGAGTATGGCGTTCAATGGAACGGCGAAATGTACGAAGAAATGCAGATTCCCGGTGAGACTTGGATGCGCCGACCAGACCCAGACAACACCCGTCAATGGTGGCTGGCCCGCATCACATCCGATCTGTTAATGAACGGCCGTGCCTTTGCATACATCACCCGCCGATACGAAAACGGATTTCCCGCCGCGATGGTGTGGTTGCCTGTCGCAGATGTCACCACTCCCGATCAAATTGGGCCGTTGTGGTTCGGTAAATCCAAAGAAGTCATGTTCAATGGTGTGCGTCTCGACAACCGCCACGTCATCCAATTTCTCAACCCCAACCCGGGCTTACTGCAGACAGGCTTTCGAGCCATCGAAATTGCAGAAAAAATGGATCTTGCAGCAAAGCGTTTTGCATCATTCGAGATCGCATCCGGCTGGCTACAACAAACACCCGGTACAGAACCAATGTCAGGCGATGAACTAGGCGACCTAGCAGAAGCATGGAAGACCGCTCGATCAGCCACAAATGGTGCTGTCGCGGCTTTGAATAACGCTGTGCAATGGTATGAGTCCTCGATGGATCCATCAAAACTGCAACTTGTTGAGGCTCGCCGTCATCAAATGACTGAACTAGCAAACGCTATTGGTGTGCCTGCATACCTTGTGGGAGCACCAGAAGGTGGCGGACAAACCTACGCAAACGCTCAGCAGGCCCGCAAAGATCTTTGGGAGCTTGCCTGCAAACCCCTTGCACTGTGTATCGGCGAAACATTGTCAGCTGATGACATCCTTCCCCGTGGTCGCTTCTGCAAACTTGACTTCTCTGAACTGGAAATGGAAGGCGAAGTCATTAACCAACCTCAAGAGGTAACACAATGAAAATCGATCTTAAAGCCGATGTGTTTTCGGTGCTGGCTGGTGAAGGTGAAGAAAAAACCCGCACCATCGCTGGCGTGGCAGTGCCATACGGCGTTGACGCTGTTGCATTGACTGGCGCTGTACGCATTGAGCGTGGCGCAATTCGCGCTGAAGGCAAACCAAAGTTTATTCGTGACCATGACCTCAGTCGCCCATTAGGCGTAGTAACAGAGCTCATCGATTCCGAAGACGCACTCTTATTCGAAGCAAAAATCTCAGCAACCCGTGACGGTGATGAAGCACTTGTCCTGGCATCAGATGGTGTCTTGGATTCAGTGTCAGTCGGCCTCGATGTCGAAGACTTTGAGTATGACGGCCGGACGATGGTTGTGAAATCTGCGGTGATGCGAGAGCTTTCACTGCTCGCCTATGGAGCATTCCAAGAGGCAAAAGTCGCAAGCGTAGCCGCGAGCGAACCCGAAGAACCCACAGAACCAGAAGGAGAATCTGAAGTGGATCAAGAATCAAAGGTGGAAGCGGCGGAGCCTGCAACCATCGAAACCCCCAAGGTGCACGCAGCACCAAAGTCATACCGTTTGCCATCAGCCGGTGAGTACATCCTTGCGATGCGCCGTGGTGGTCATGACTTTGCACAGCTGAACGACAACATCCAGCAAGTGTTTGCAGCAACCGGCGATGTGCTTGTCAGCGATGCAGCAGGCGTTGTGCCAACACCAATCGTGGCCCCTGTGTACGACAACATCAACCCATTGCGCCCAATCGTTAACGCTTTGGGAGCCCGTGCATTGCCAGAATCAGGCGCAACCTTTATCCGTCCTTACGTAAAGGTTCACTCTTCAGCAGCCGCACAAGCAAACGAACTTGCTGGTCTTTCCACCGCAGACTTCGAAGTTGACGACATCGTGATCACCAAAAAAACTTTTGGTGGCAAGTTGGTGCTGTCAGAGCAGGTCATTGACTGGTCAGCGCCATCGATGCTTGATCAGGCAATCACCGACATGGCAGGGCAGTACGCGCTTGCCACGGAGAAGTACGTTGTCGATCAGATGGCCGCAGCGATCACCAACTCACAAGAAGTGGTGCTCACGTCCACGACAGACGAAGAAGAGTTTGTTCGCGACCTTTACTTGGCTGCAGCTGCAATCGCAGAAACGGGCAACTACTTGCCAAATGCGCTTGTTGTAGCACCAAAAATGTGGGCAACGCTCGGTGGTCTTACCGATTCAACCGGACGTGCAGTCTTCCCACAGGCATCACCCATCAGCAACATTGGCACATTGCGTGACGGTGTGACCGCATGGAACGGCAACCCACTTGGCTTGAACCTTGTCGTCTCCAACCAGATCACCGATCAAGCAATTGGCGATCAAGACGCAGATGACTACTACTGGTTGCTCAACACCCGTGGCGTTGAGGTTTACGAGCAGTACAAGGGCTTCCTACGCGATGAAACCCCCGGCACGTTGTCAGTCACAGTTGCAGTACGTGGCTACTTCGCAGCACATGTTGTCGATGTCAACATGATCCGCGTTCTTGGCCCTAACGCAGCCTTTGCCTGATCCCACTAGTTAACTGAAGAAACGGTAAGCAGTGAGCACACCAACATTCCCGATAGTGATCAACAAAGACATCACTAACATCGTGGCAACGTCTGGTGTGTTCACGCTTACCCTTTCAGAAGTAAACGGCATCCTTGTTGGTTCCCGTGTCGATGTAGGCGGCTTGCCCACATCGGCATGGAACACAACTAATGTGCAAATCACTGCTGTTAATGCCACTAACAAAACAATCCAATACAGCCACGGAAACTTCACCATTGCTTCACAAGAAGTATGGGGACAAGTCCACGTGCAAACGACATGGGCAACCATCGCAGACGTTGAGGACTACCTCGGCTTCACAGCCGCAGGATCAGACCTCGACTATCTGACAATCTGTGTGGATGCAGCAAACGACAAGAGCTGGGTCTGGCGAGCTAGCGCGGGATATTATGACCACCCAAACATTTCGCCCGGCACCAACGCAAAACTAGGTGTTATTCTGCTGGCTGGGATGCTGTACCGCCAAAAAGGATCCGTTGACGGCTTTCAGTCCTATCAGGACATGAGCATCAATGCTTCAACTGGTAACTACGGAGAAGTCAAAAAACTTCTCGGAGTGAACAGGGCACAAGTTGGATGAGCGGGCTCATTTGGGATGGTTTGCAGAATCTAGGCACATTGCTTACTGCTGGTGGCGTAACGTGGACTGCTGACTCACGCGCCATCAGACCAGGCATCGCTGTTATTGATCCGCCAAATGTGCGGGTCATTAACGAATCAATATATGAACTTACATTTTCTGTGTATGCAGTTGTCGCTCCACCAGGGGACATCAATAGCATTGCAGGAATGTACAAAACCGCTGATGACATCATCAAAGCAGCACCCGCGACACCCAACGGTGCAACACCTACGGTGTATGTCACTGGTGGTCAAGAACTGCCTGCCATGCAGGTACAAGTAACAATCACTGTCAAGAGAAGTTAGGAGCACTCATCATGGCAGCCGCAAACGTATTAACGGGGCGCACAGTCACTCTCACAATTGACTCAACCGCTTTCACTGATCAGATCGTCTCAGCTGTGCTGACACCATCAGACAACGCAATCACTGGTGTAACAATCGGTGGCCCATACGCCAAACAAGGCACAACCACATGGACACTTGATGTCGAAATGCTGGCCGACTGGGGCGCAACATCATCAATTTGTGAAGCACTTTGGGCAGACGCAGAAACCGGCACAAATGTTGCCGTAACCTTCGTATCAGTCACAGGCGCATCATTCGCATTCAGCGTCGTACCAGTCTTCCCATCAGTGGGTGGCCCAGTCGATGGCGCACAAACCGTCACACTGTCAATGCCAGTGCACGGAGCAATTTCCGAAACATTTACGTGATCCAGTTAGGGGAACATCATGCTTGAATTATCACTCACGGTTGACTGGGGCGAAGGCCCACAGACAGCACAGACAAACGGCTGGACGGTTATCCAGTTTGAACGCAAAACAAAACAGAAGTACACACAAATTGCCCAGCAAGGTCTGGGTATGGAAGATCTGTACTTGCTGGCTTGGATCGCGCTAAAGGATGCTGGAACAGTCGTGCCGGACTTTGACCGTTTCTGCAAACAAGTTAAATCAGTTGACGTGGATGCACCCGACACAAACCCTACCCACGGGGGAGCTACGGACGAGCAGTAGCAATTGCTTCTGTTCAAACCGGGATTCCCCCATCTGAACTATTGAAAGACTCAACTATGTTGGTCACAATTCTTGACATACTGAAAGAATCCAAAAAGTGACCGCCACAGCAAACGTCCAAGTCCAGGGTGTCAAACAAACACTCAAAGCATTAAAAGACATTGATCCAGCGCTTCGCAGGGCCGCGATCAAAGAAATGAAAACGGCTGTTCAACCGATGGTCAATGAAGTGCGTTCAAAGATGCCTAATAAACCATTGGATAACTGGGGTGAAGGTGGTCGCCTTGGGTGGGATGTGAACCAGGTGCGTAAGTCTGTCAAAGTCAAGTTTGGTGGCAGAAAAGTCCGTGGTGGATCGGGTAACCAATACCCTTTGTTGCGTTTAGTTATTCAATCCCCTGCTGGTGCTGTTTTTGATATTGCTGGTCGGCGAAGCAATGGCCGAAGCCCACAAGGCACAGCGTTTATTAATGCGTTGACAGCGGACTGGGGCCGTGCATCGCGAACAGCATGGCCAACAGCGGAAAAACACATTCAAGACGTTCAACGCGGTGTATTGATCGCTATTGATAAAGCAGCTGCTGAAGTCAATAAAGAAATCAGGAGAGTCAACTAATGGCAATTGTCGTCCCCATTCTCTCTGAGTTCAATGACCGCGGAATCAAACAAGCCAACCAAGGCTTCAAAGATTTAGAAGGCTTCGGCAAAAAAACAGCATTTGCAATCCGCAAAGCAGCAATACCGGCCACCGCCGCAATTGCAGGCCTAGCAGCAGTCACATTCGATGCTGTCAAATCCGCTATCGAAGACGAAAAAGCCCAAGCACAACTAGAACGCACCATCAGGGCAACTACCAAAGCCACAGACAAACAAGTTGAAGCACTTGATGACTACATCACAAACGTAGGCAAATCGTTTGGCATTACCGATGATGATCTACGTCCGGCATTGCAACGTCTTGCTACTGCGACTGGCGATGTTGAAGAATCAATGAAACTTGCCAATTTGGCAATGGACATTTCTACTGCTACTGGCAAGCCATTAGAAGCTGTTGCTGATGCGTTAGGCAAAGCATACAACGGCCAGTATTTGGCGTTAAACAAGTTAGATCCATCATTGCGCGATGTTGTCAAATCGGGTGGTGACGCTGATGAAGTGTTCGGCCGTCTCAATGACAAGTTTGGTGGTGCGGCACAAGCCAACGCAGAAACAGCAGCAGGCAAGTTTCAAATCTTCCAAGTCCGTATGGATGAACTGAAAGAATCAATTGGTGCTGCGCTACTGCCTGTTCTTGATGAAATGTTGCCGTACCTTGACAAGTTTGCTACATGGGCTGAAGAAAACCCTGAAGCCTTCACTGTGATAGCAGCTGCTATCGGTGCTGTCGCAGCGGCCATTGTCGCAGTCAATGTGGCTATGGCATTGAACCCATTTGCATTAATTGCTGGTGGTATTGCCGCTTTGATGGCTATCAGCATTATTGCTGGCCCACAAATCAAAGCGTTCATGGACAACCTCAAAAAGGAAATTGAAGATGTACTTGGGCCATTTGGGACATTGCTGGCACATTTTTTTACGCTTGGTAAATTGGCTTCGGGTGATGTTGGCGGCGGTGGTGGTATCGGTGGTGTGCTTTCCCGCGTGTTCGGCACAGCCAAAACAGTCGTGCCGGGTCTTGGTGCTTTAACTGGTTTGATGGGGAATATTCCAGGTCTTGCTAATGGTGGAATAGTCAAAGCCCGCCCAGGTGGCACTTTGGCATTGATCGGGGAAGGTGGACGTGATGAGGCTGTCGTTCCCCTCAGTCGCTCAGGCTCCGCCTTCCCCACCGGCATCACTATCAACGTATCTGGCGCAATTGATCCAGTATCAGTAGCCCGTCAAATACAACAAGTTTTAGATCAACAGAACGCAAGATTTGGTTACTGATGTACACCATCCAGGCACTGTTTGAAGGTGAACCACTGTCGCAAGGCGTAATCAGCCCTGTGGTTATCACTAATGGACGCAATGACTTAGACACCGCGATGACACAGTTCTTTTGTGAATTGACTGTGTATCGAGAAGCTTTGCAAGATCTATTTACTGCCGCTGGCAAAGACATTCGTTTTTATGGCGCTGGCTCTACTCTCGATGTCCAAATGAAAAAAACTGGCGGTTCCTCATTTGTCACAGTATTTGAAGGTGTAATCACTGATACGCAAAGTGATAAAAACACCATCACATTTACAGCCATTGACAAAGACATCAATACTTTGGCGCGTACTGTTTCGTCTTACACCGGATGGAGTGGACCAAATTATTTGGATGAGTATCTTTGGCTATTAGCAAGCAATGCTGGCGTGACTGGCTGGTTCGATCCCACGCCGCCAATTCTTGATAGTTATTTGATGGAAGGCCCGACAACACCGGCTGGAGATAAAACAAAAACAGCAACCGCGATGGCGAACTTGTCGCAAGATGGTTATCGAAGCCTGACCCGTATTAATGTGCCGTCCAAAAAAGCAATCCTTGGTGTTGGCCGAAACATTTTGCAAGGCACTGGCACAACTATTTTGTCTTTGACAGATTCATTAGTAGATGCAAATTATAATTTAAGACGCAATGCTTCGACTGTCGCTAATGACATTTTGATTACTAAAGCCGCTGCTTTGGCTTCGGGTACTGATTCAACAGCTCAGGATTTGACATCTCAGGCTTTGATTGATGTGATGGTGTATGAGGCGGATTCGTACCTTAATACTCAGGCTGATCGTGATGCCAGGGCTGATCAAGAGCTTTCAAAACGTTCGACTTTTGGGTGGCCTTTGTTTGTGCTGCGTAGTTCGTATGACCGCATTTCGAGCCAGTTCACAGATGAAATTGACTGCTATGAAAAGGTAGTGCCTTGCCATGTTGTAGATGTTTCGGCGATCACTGAGCCTTACATTGAGACAAAAGCTGTGGTTCAGCAGGTGACGCATTATTTGTCTGAAAAGAATTGGCAAATGGATCTTTTGTTAGCGAACATTTATGCTGTCAGGTTGGCGCAACGCTGGACTGATGTCACTAGTTCAGTAACATGGGCAAACGCTCCCAGCGAAATGACTTGGGACATGGCAAAAACTATCCAGATTTAAGGAGAACACATCATGGCTACAACATCAAAGATGGCTATTCCGTATCCGGCATCTACCGACTTTGTCAAAAACGGCGCAACGGACATGCAAGCCATCGCGGATCAAGTCGATGCAAAAACTGGTTTGGTCTTTATTAAATCGCAAACTATTGGCACTGCAGTTACATCAGTAAATGTTACTTCTTGTTTCTCTTCAAGTTACGACAATTATGTAGTGTTATTTTCAAATGTTGCTGCTTCTGTTGCGAGCGATGTTTGGCAAGTTAAATTATTATCTGGCACTACTGCTGTCACAAGTGGTGTTTATGGCAACACTTATTATGTTGGCAACGGTGCAGCCGGTGGTTTGACAAATGCCCAATTTGCTAACACAGCTCATGCAGAAGTAGGTTCAAAGGACACATCATCAACTAATCATGGAAAGTTTGATGTTTTAGGCCCATTCTTGGCTGCATACACGCGTTTCAATTATTTCGACACTGATGACAATTATTTAAGATGGCATAGCAGTATTCATCGCGCAAATACATCTTATGATGGTTTTCAATTTTTGCCATCAACAGGCACTATGACTGGCGGCGCAATTCGAGTCTATGGCTACAACCAATGAGCGAAGGACTTTGGGCTGCTGTTGTTTCAGGTGGATTCGGCGTATTAATCGCAATATTGGGATTATTTGCTCGAGCCAATAAACGAGACCACAACGAAAACAGTGGGAAACTGGATCAACTTCTACGAGGCCATGACCGCATAGAATCCAAAATTGACACCCACATTAATGACCACGCCCGGGGTGATGTATGAAAGAAATCCTGAAGTCCTACCTGCGGAGCGTCACAGTCGCCGTCATGCCATTACTGGCCATCAACGAGTCGCGGTGGCAGTCCTACCTTTACGCCGCGATACTTGCTATTCTCGGCCCAGGCATTCGAGCGTTAGACACATCAGATCAAGCGTTCGGATTCCGTAAACCCGAATAGGCTTAAAACAAAGGGGAACAAGCAGTGGGATTACTAGACGACATTATGGATGAAAAGCCGATACTTGCCCGGCTGTGCACCGTGAGGATGCTTCTTGACAGCATGACATCACAAGATCGGGCAGACCTTGAAACAGCTCTTGAGGATGTGATGATCCAATCAACGATCATCGCTCGGGTGCTGGAGAGGAACGGCCATAAAGTGAAAGCCACCGCGATAGGTCGCCATCGCCGGGGGGCTTGTGCTTGTGAATGAGTATGCAGCAGAAGTCGCCATCGAAGAGCTTCGCGATGCGCTTCGCAAGACCCAGAAGCAGTTAGCGAAACAGAAGCAACGCACCGATGAGTTGGTCACTGTGGTGACACAAGCGGCGCGTGAAGCAGTCCTAGCGGTGGGTGGTGTCAAAATGCCACCAAAGCGTGCTGTAAGCCGTTCTAAGCGTCACAAAGAGGTTGCCCTATGGCATCTCACGGACTGGCAAGGCTCGAAGGTTACGCCGTCTTACAACAGCCAAGTGATGCGAGACCGCGTCCACCGTTTCATTGAGAAGGCCTACAACATCACAGAAATTCAACGAGCAGATCACCCAGTAGATGATCTAGTGATTATGTTCGGTGGGGACATGGTGGAAGGCCTGTTTAATTTTCCTACGCAACCTTTCGAGGTGGACGCAACGATTTTTGAGCAGTACGTGAACGTATCGCGGCTGCTGGTCGAGACTGTGACACAGGCGTTAAGTATCTATTCAACAGTCACTGTGATAGCAGAATGGGGCAATCATGGCCGCATTGGATCCAAACGTGACGCTGTGCCCCGCTCCGACAACGTGGATCGAATGTGCTACGAACTTGCCAGGCAACTACTTGCTAACGATCCTCGAGTGACGTGGCAGGACTGCCCCGAAGACATCCAACGAGTCCAAATAGGCAACTACAAAGCATTGCTGATACACGGAGATGAAGTAGGTCGCGGTGGATTCGCATCACCAATGACACTTGTACAGCATTGCAACCGCTGGCGCTCGGGCTCATACCCTTGGGACTTCCGCGATGTCTACATTGGCCACTACCACACTCACAACGAATGGGCAATGGCAAACGGCCTTGGATCTGTGTATCAAACAGGCTCGACAGAGTCAGAGAATCGTTACGCTGGCGTGATGCTGGCATCATCCGCGATACCGTCACAACGTCTGCACTTTGTTGACCCAGACAAAGGCAGAGTGACAGCTGCTTACAAGGTTTGGTTAGATCAATGAAACTGCAACCAGTAATGGTCACATGGGCTGACGCGCACAGCGATTCATCAGGATGGACAGGCATCAAAGACAGTTCCGAAGAAGGCGAATACATTGTGTATAGCGTTGGTTATCTCATCCCTGAGTCTGAAGGCGGGAAACCTGCTCATGTCACAATCTGCCAGTCATACACACCCGATGAAGACGTTGATCACATCCTGCACATACCACAAGGCATGGTGCGCCACCTCGATGTGATGATGTATTCCCACACAGAACAGCACACATACCCTCATGGCCACTAAAAAACCACAGCCGTATCCGTGGAAACCGTGGAAGGTTCCCGCAGAACTGATGCACCTAGAAAACGGTCGACTGCCAGCAGACCTGCTTCGAGATATTCGCGGTGGCGGACAACTCTGGACAAAAGCCGCAAAAGACTGGAACGCGATGTGTCGCGCAATGAAACAAGATGGGATCCAAATCGAAAACGTATCGCGGGGATACAGACCCTACAACGTGCAACTAGCGATGTGGGTCAAGCGTTGGCAACGCCGACCAAGCCCACGCAAACCACAAATCACAAAAGTATTCAACCAAGAAATGTGGTATCTCCGAGCAGGACAATCACCGTCAGCGGTGCCAGGCACTAGTCCGCATGGCTGGGGATGTGCTCAGGACATCAATCATCACAACAAGAAACTATTCCGCTGGATGTGCGACAACGCACCGAAATACAACTACTGGTTACAAGCTGACAAAGATTCCAAATACCGTGAAGACTGGCATTGGCATTGGCTCGCACCTGATGTAGAGTAACCACCCAGCAAGACACTGCTGCTTGATGAGCCCTCACTGGTTGCCTTTCCCGGTGGGGGCTCTCCTCATTCCCAGGGATAGTTGAAATCCCCAGTCGCGGTGGTTAGGGTAAACACATCCCCATTAAGGCTGGGGGTACGAAAGGCAAACATTATGGTTCCACCACCAGAGACACCCGACCTTGTGCCGGGCATGATCATCAACGGCCCCTACATCTTGGGCCTTCTTCTGTTCTCAGTCCTAGTGACTCGATTCATTCTGAAAGGACGTAAATGAAACGTCTTCTTGTTGCGCTATGTGCGCTCACAATCCCCGTCATACCGTCTGTAAGCCACGCACAAGCCACAGAACTACCCTGCCCGAAGTATCACGCCCTGATGCGTGAACACGGGCTCCCAGTGCGTCAAATGGCTTGGATCATGGCAAGAGAATCAGCCTGTGAACCTCGAGCTGTCGGCTGGAATTACTACGCAGGCAAAGGCCCCCAAGACTGCCCGTCTGGTGCATACCATCCGCATCGCAATTGTGCAGCTGTCAAATCACATGATGTTGGCTTGTTCCAGATCAACAGCAGAGCATGGGACATCCTTGTGGTACAACTCTGCGGACATAACACGAAATCCCGCATCCTGATGAAGCCATCCTGTAATGTCAAAGTCGCCGCGGCGATCTACAAGCGTTACGGCCTAGAACCTTGGAAGGGGAACTCCAATGGATAACTACATCAAGATGGATCCCGAACATCTGCAAAGCATGAAACGGGAACTACACACACTCCGAGAACAATTGTCAAAGGCGGTTGTGCGGGCTGAGTATTGGGAGCAAATGTACCAAGAAGTACAAATGCTTCATCAGCACAAGGACGTGATAAAACAAATTATGGACTTCAAGGTGGAACCCAATGAACCGGAATGATGTTGTGAATCATTTGCTGTTACGGGCAAGCCTTGAGGATGCGCTTGGGCCTACTGGCGAAGGTGCTATCCTTCGAGAAGCAGCCGCGATGCTGTTACTGGATGAAAATAATCACTACAAAAAAGCAGTGGAAGAATTAACTGAAAGGCTTACCAATGGGATTCAATCTCGATGACTATGTTGACGTGGCGACAAGACTTAAAGAGCTTTTGGACAAGTATCCGGATGCGTCAGTGGAAGCAAGCCCGCCAAAACTGGTCGCTGTTGATGGTGCTCACTTTGTTGAAGTTACTGTCACCATTACTGCGGATGGAAGAGTGGCTCGAGCATCGGCATGGGAACCAATCCCGGGCAAAACGCCGTACACCAAAGATTCGGAGATGATGAATGCGGAAACATCGGCTCTTGGCCGTGCCTGTGGTATGTGGGGCATTGGCATTAAGAAATCTGTGGCTTCTCTTGACGAAGTCCGGGCGCGTAGAGAAGCAAGCAAGGCAGTGCATCCTTCTAATCAACCCGCGAACAACGTCAACGAATCTGACACAGATCGCCCACAATCATCTGGTGCGGCAACGGACAAGCAACTAGGTGCTATCCGTGCAATGCACAAGAAATTGGGTAAGACAATCCCGGCTGGGATGAATGAGTGGACGAAGCAGCAGGCTTCTCAGCACATTGAGTTTCTGAACACACAGTTAGAGGGCAAAGGAGCGTTTGGTAATGACTGATGACATTGTGACCCGATTACGAGAAATTCAGCGCGATGCAATTTTGATGTGGTACGAAAAAGAAACGATTGACGAAGCCGTTGCCGAGATTGAACGCCTGCGCAGAATGTTGGCTCACGGGCTTGTATTTGGTTCCAGATGCGAAGGTTGCGACATTTGTGACCAATTAAAACAATTTCATGAACAAACGATTGACGAAATTATTAAAGAAAACCAAAAACATGTGTGAGCAATCCATCATCAACGATTATGAGTCCCAGATTGCGGCGCTTCGATTCCAAGTCGATGCATTAACCCAAGACCGTGACTCATGGAAAGAGCTATCTGAAGCCCAACTTGAGCAAATGAAATGGGTGCTGATAAGACTTAAAGAAGTTAATGCACAACTTGACCAACACGTCAACCCTGTTGCTAACATCACCGACCTATGATGACTCAGGATGCAATGCTTCAATACAAACTCACCCAAATGAACCATGACCGCGATTACTGGCGGGGCAAATGCCAAGAGGTATTGGAAGTAATGCAGGCCTATGAGCACACCACTGAAGACCCTTGGATCCGTGGCATGGTCAGAGATTTACGAACGGCGCTCGGCTGATGCTTGAATCCCAATTCCAAGCGCAAGTGATCCAGTTAGCGCGCATCAACCAATGGAAAGTGTTCCACCCCGCAAAGATGCAAGCCCGAGATGGCTCATGGCGTACAGCTCTACAAGGAGACAAAGGCTGGCCTGATCTAGTGCTTGCACACAAGGATCGCGGCCTGATAGTTGCCGAACTGAAAACAGACACAGGCAAAGTGTCATTCGAACAACAAGCCTGGCTAACACATCTAGCACCGTGGGCAGAAGTGCACGTATGGCGACCTCGAGACATCGACTTCATTGCGGAGCGCTTATCAGAAGTTAAGACCACGCCTGTGCTGAAGTTGGTCAAAGATGTGTAACTTCATCGCGGGCTTCATGTTGTGTCTCATCGCACTGCTAATAGCAGGACAAACGCTACGCAAATAGTCGCGGGCAACAATTGAATACAGGCATGGCCACGTAGGGAGTTGCACTCTGCTGGTGTAATACACGGAAACGTGGGTTGAGCCACTATGCCTAAGAAGCGGTGGTGCACCGTCCAAACGTGATAAATGTGAATGGTGACCGTCCTACGTTGAGAAACATCCGGCGACCTTGAGAGACATCTCTAAACAGCGGGGGGATACATCGAGTACACTTAACACGGATCAGTGCCAGCAAGCCCCCTTGGGGGGGCGCGCTAGTGGGGGGCAAACACATGAGCAACTACAGTTCTAAACAGTACAAACAAAACAGAGCCATACTTCTAGCCGATAACCCCACATGTCATTGGTGTCGCAAAGCCAAAGCAACAGAAGCAGACCACCTTCTAGAAGTCAGTCGCGGTGGAGACCACTCACTAGACAACCTCGTACCATCCTGCAAGCCCTGTAACAGTCGCCGCGGCCAGCTCTACAAGGCAAAGAAAGACAACGCACGAATGCAAGCACGAAACGCCGGCATCAACTTGCAAACGCAAACAGAAACGCAAACACCAAATCCATTTTTTGTGGACGAATCACTGC